TATAAGCAATGTTTTATAATCTGTTATCATTTCTTATCTATTGATTTTAATTTGTTTATTGCCCATTCAACACCAGAAGCACCACCCCAAGCATCCCACATTATGCCACCGCAACCATCTTTATAAGGTACATCTTTATGTTGTTGATGTCTTTTAAAACTAGCCATTCTAGCAATAGTATCTCTTGATATGTTTTCTTTTCTAGCTAATTGTCCAGCTCTTGTCCATCCAACCCTTGTACCACAAGATGACCCATTTTCTTCTTTATACTTAATAGCTTTCTTTGCATTGTTAGATGCACTCTCTGGATAGTCATTATAACTTTCTAGTTCTACCTCTGTACCTTTAAAACTTTGATAGCAAATTGCAATAGCTTGTGATTTATCGTGGTACTGCATTAGTTGAGGTACACACCTCATCATATAATCACTTTGCTTTTCGTTTGCTTTCTTTTTGGGTATTGGCATACTAGCAAGATTTACAATTTGAATAGGTGTGATATATACCTGGTCTTTTAGTTACTAATATTTGTTGTCTGTTATCTTCTTTTTTATAAGAAACGTGTAACCATTTTGGTTCTGCACCAAATTCCCAAATCATTTGGTCAAAAGTTAAATTGTCTTTAATCCAGTAAAACATTTCTAAATTAGACTTACCGCCCATACTCGTAATGTCAAATGCTTCACCTCGTAGATGGCTACTTCTTGTAGCACCTTTTAAGGCAGTATTTAATTCTAAAGACCTAAACATACTATTTACTTTAATTGGTGCGCCTACCCATTCCCTTAATGGTTCAAACACCTTTTCAGCTAGTAATTGCATATTCTCAACTTGTTCATCATTTGGTTTATTCTTTATACCGTATTGTTTAGCATAATTAGAGCCAACTGCTTCTTTGTAAGATATGTGTTTACTTATTTTTTTCATCTGTGATTAATTTAAAAGTTCCATCCTCAAGATTTACTTCTATGTTGCCATACTTTTCTTCTAAATCTTTTTTACTTTGTTCTTGCTTCATAGCAAGTTCTGCAAACATATGTGATAGTGTATGTGACTGTGTAGCCAACACTCCTAAATCGTGTAAGATTGCTTGTTTCTTTTGTTCTTGTTCTTTAAATACTTTTAACTCACTTTTTGATAATGTACCCATTGTATTATTTTTTGATTTAATCAAATATACTAATTATTTTCATTTGGGTTAATACCATTTTCAATAAGTACTTCTAACCATTCTTCTTCATCTAAATAATAATCAACTTCAACCCAATAGCTGTCCATACATTGGTCTGTATTTATAGAACCATAGGCTTTTATTTTATCTCTTTTATCACCCCAGCATATAAACCAAGTTTCTTGTTTTGGGTAACAAATGTTTGTATTTCTTAAATCTCCTTTTGACATAATTTTATTTTTTAAGCTGCACCACCATCAACTATTGTCCAACCAAAAGTGTTTATTAGTGTGTTTCTTGCTGTTTCTGATGCACCACCAGATGTAAATTGTGAATTTCCAAAATCAATACTTACTGCATTTGTTATGCTTTGTGCTGCCCAAGATATTAATGTAGCATCATAATTAGCATTTGAAATACCAGACGTATCTAAAAAATTAGTTGCAGTTGTAACGCTTGTAATATCCCAATTTGCCAAACTTTGGTCAAAAGCAAAATCATTTCTTCTAAACATATTTTGTAAATTTGTTACACTACTCATATTCCAACTTTGTATTTGTTGATTAAAAATATCTGCATCAAAAAACATATTATCTGTTCTAGTAAAACTGCTTGTGTCCCAAGTTGAAATGTTTTGATTAAATAATCTTGCTGCTCTAAACATACCCTCTGGTCTTTGAATATTACTAACATCCCAGTTGGCAAAACTAGAATTACCAACCAATGCAACACAACTTTTAAACATATTACTACCATTAGTAATTACACTTAAATCTGGTGTATCTGTTCCGGTTACATCCATAACACTGCAACCATTAAATGCACTTGCTAAACCAACACTTGACCAAGTACCAACACCCCAATTTTTAATCTCTAAAAGTTTTAATTTATCACCACCATTGTTAAAAGATATTCTGCAATTATTTGTGGGTGTTACTGAAACATCATATGTTCCAGCGGTTGTGTATGTATGTGTAGTTGTGTCTGTTTGTCCAGTATCTGTATTTCCATCACCCCAATCAACATCATAGTTACCAATCCAGGGCAATGTGAATTGGTCATCATTAGACGTACCAACATTGTCTGTTTTTACTGATATAACAAATCTTGTTTCTGCTGGTGTGCAACCAGAAAAAGGCTTATAAATAATACCCCAACCAATGTCATTACAAGCACCTTTACCCCAAAAAGATTTATTGTATATATCGCTTCCTATCATTTTGTTTATTTTTTTTCTTTAAAAAAGTTTTTAGCTTTTTAATATTCTTTGCCTTTGGTTTGTAAATCATAAAACCCATCCGTTAAATGTAGCAGAATAACTAGGGTATAAATCATCATTCACATTATTTGTATACTCTGGGTAGGTAGTTTGGTTAAAACTCATAAAATCTATAAATCTTCTTGAGTACCATTCTGCATTTGTTCTTGCTTTCTCAACTAAAAAATCAACTTCGTTTTTGTCTACCGTTTGTGAGTTTTCTGATGTGTGTTTGAATACACCGCCATTCTTAATTTGGTAAGCTGCGAAAGGGATATAGTTGCTCTGTGCATACCATATTAGCATACTCACAAGAAAATCATTTAATAGAGTTTTCCATCTTGCATTTGCTGGTAAATCAATTCCAGCTATAATTGCAGCAGTCAAACCCTTATACATATTTGTACCAATTATTTGTTGTACATCAATTTCTTGAGCAATCTTGATAAATTGTATAAACTTATCTGTATCAACATTCCCATCAATGATAGAGTTTCTTACTAAATCTGTTCTATTTATAAATAATACTGTTGCCATCTATCTTCTTTTATTAGTTGGTAAAAAACCCTCATTAGGCATATCAATTGGTCTTTTAGCTACAAGTTTATCGTTAACCTCTGGCTTAAAACCTTTTCGTTTAGCTTCATTTACACTTATTAATGGTGCTTTGGGACTTTTAACATCAATACGTTTGCTATCTAGTGTAAACATATATGTTTTACGCATCCAAAAATGGTGACAGGCACCTCCTCCTTTGTAAAACCAGATAGAATATGTATCTGCACCTCTTGGTCCCCAACCTGGATTTACTGCCCTTGTACTCATTTGTATAATATCTTCTTTGCGGTATATCTTTTTAGATTTTACCATTTTCTCACAAAAACTTCTTGTTACATTTTTACCCTCTTCATCAAATGTATCTTTTAAAGGTGCGTATTGATAACGTACTTTAAAGGCAACATCTTTTACAGCTTTATCTTGTTTTGATTTTGCGTTTGGTCTTGATGTACCAGTTGATACAAATTCCCATATTTTAGATAATGTGCTTTTGTTATTTTTGTTTAGTTCATCAATTTGATAATCTAATGCTTCTTCATTATCATAATCAACTTTGCGTTCATCAATTAATGTCCATTCGCTTAAATCTTCATCTTCTCCAAATTCTTCTAAATCAACTTCACCGTGTGACTTACAAGGCATATACCAAGTCTTGCCGTCTTCTTCGTGTTCGTGGTAACCCTCGCAATCTATCATCTTTGCAATAGCTTCTGCTTCTTCTTTTGTTCCGTATGCTTGTTTGCCGTCAATCTCTTTTAATTGTATTGATGACATATTTTCTTTTATATATCCACATATTTTAGGTGCTGCTGCTGCTCCATACCTTTTAGTTTGTTCAGCAATACATTTGTCCCAAGGATATTTAGCAAGATTTACCGACATCTCAACACCTGTTTCTTCTTCTATAGTCTCACTATCTTGTAAGTCTTTATCTACATCAGTAAATTCTAGTGGCTGTAAGGTCGTAAAGTATAGGTTTAAGGCTATATCATTGTAA